GATGGCATTGAAGCCAATGCAGATGTCACTGATACAGCTAACGTCACTGCTGCGGGCGCTTTGATGGATTCAGAAGTTACTAACCTTGCCCAGGTTAAAGCCTTTGATTCTGCTGACTATGCTACAGCAGCACAAGGTACAACAGCAGACTCAGCATTACAGAATGTAGTTGAGGACACTACACCGCAGCTTGGTGGTGATCTTGATCTTAATTCAAGTGACATTACCGGCACTGGCAATATTGATATTAGCGGTAATCTTGATGTTGATACAGGCACAATCAAGCTAGATGGCAACTATCCTGTTGGACTTGGCAATATCGGATTAGGCCTTAGTGCTCTTAGCAGCGTTGAATCCGGTGGAGCTTACAATATTGCTATTGGACAAAGCTCGCTTACTTTAGCCACAACGGGTACCTTTAATATTTGTATAGGCGGTTTCGCTGGCGATAGTATTACTACAGCAAGTAACAATGTTGCTATTGGTCACCAAGCTCTAATCGATAATGAAACCGGCAACAGTAATACTGCCATTGGTACTCGAGCTTTAGCCAATGTTACTGCTAATTCAAATACAAGTGTTGGAACAGACTCCTCTTTTAGTATAACCTCAGGTACCAGTAATGTTGCTGTGGGTGTTAGTGCTTTATACAACAATGGTACCCAATCGGAAAATACAGCTATTGGTTATCAGTCCTTAGGTCAATATAACTATGCAAGAAGAACTGCTGTTGGTTATAGAGCGGGTTATTATAACGGTGCTGACTCTACTTACATTGGAAATGTCTCTGGGTATTACGATAGATACGGAACATATAACACTTTTATTGGTAAAAATGCAGGATATGGATCCTTTAGTTACACTGGCGCAAGCTATAATGTCGCAGTAGGTGCTAGCGCAAATAACACATCTTATGGCGCGGATTACACGACAGCAGTAGGATATAACGCGGGTTATTCTACTAGCACTAACGGTGAACAATGCACTTATGTTGGTTACCGCTCAGGTTATACAGCAGCATCAAATTATAATACTGGTGTTGGTTCCCAAGCTCTTTATGATGCAGACGCTAACTTCAATGTTGGTGTTGGCTTTGAAGCAGGTAAGTATTTAGATGGTCTAGGAAATACAGCTATAGGATCAAGGGCTTTAAATGACGCATCTATCACTGGTTCATACAACATTGGTATTGGTTATGATTCGGCATTATCAGCGTTAAGCGCAAGTAACGAATGCCAGATAGGTGCGCCTAGTGGGGTTACAGGTCAAATAACTCGATTAGATGTAGGCGGTTGTGACTTCAGTATGAACACTACAGCACTCTACTATGGTGCTGAGATTCGTGCGGGTGGTGACATTGTTGCTTACTACTCATCTGATATAAATCTCAAAGAGAACATCCAAAACATTCCTGACGCACTGTCTAAGGTAAACGCTATTCGAGGCGTAACCTATGATTGGAAGGATGACTACCTTGCAACTAAAGGCAAGCAAGATGATTACTTTAACCGTAAGCATGACGTAGGTGTTATTGCTCAGGAAGTTGAAGCTGTACTGCCTGAGGTTGTAGCAGAGCGTAAAGATGGCACAAAAGCTGTTCGATATGAAAAGCTAACAGCATTATTGATTGAAGCAGTAAATGATTTAACAACTGAGGTTAAAACCCTCAAGGCAGAATTAGAGGAACTTAAAAATGGCATTTCGTAAAACACTACAGGCAAACGACTGGCAAGGTAGAGTTGATTTGCCTGACTGTTACTGGCGTTTAAATAAGGTTACTGTTTTACGCGAACTACAGGGCGAGGCTCCTGATGAAGATGATACAGAAGATAACAGAACATCTGTATATATCTGCCGTTGTACCTTTACAATATTTTCGACAGTCCCAGATATTCAAGGCAAGCCTATAGCAACTTTGTATTTTGATGCCCCTTTAACAGAAGTTGAAGCGGCTGATGGCGATACCTTAATTGCTAAAGCATACGCAAAACTAGCAACAACTGACTTCGAAGATGCTGCGGCAGTCTGATGGCTAGACCAAGCTCAGGGCCAATAAGATGGAGTGACATCCAAACAGAGTTTGGTGGCACCAATCCTATTGGATTGTCTGAATATTATGGGAATGGAGATTTTGCTGCCTCAGGGGAAATAGCGGCATCAGAGTTTTATCAGCCTTATGTGCCAGACGGAAGCAGCGCACTATTTACTACAACAGGCTCACACAGTTGGACTTGCCCTACTGGTGTGACTTCAGTTTCCGTCGTTTGCGTTGGCGGCGGTGGTGGCGCAGCGGGTACTGGTAATAATCGTGGTGGTGCCGGTGGCGGCGGCGGTGGCTTATCTTATGGTAATGCTATTACCGTTGTTCCGGGGAATTCGTACACAGTAGTTGTTGGTTCTGGCGGTAGCGGTGGTGCTAACAATTTAACTTCAGGCGGTACTGGCGGAGATTCTTCGTTTGAATCAACGCTTGTTGTAGGCGGCGGCGGCGGCGGTGGTACTTTTTCAGGAGCATCTGGTGTCAGCCAAGCAGGAACCGGGGGTGCTGCAGGGACATCTAGCGGAAGCGCAAGAACTGGCGGCGGCAATGGCGGTACTGGTGGACTAGCATCATATAACTCTGCCGGTGGCGCAGGAGCAGGAGCCGGCGGATACTCTGGCAATGGTGGTAATGGAGCATATAGTAACAACAATACAGGCGGATCAGCAGGAGCCGGCGGCGGTGGCGGTGGTGGTAGTGTAATATCTTCCGCCTGTGGTGGCGGCGGTGGCGTCGGATTAGAAGGAGAAGGAACTTCAGGTGCAGTTGGAGTAGCAGGCTCCCCCGGTTATGGTGGTTCTGGCGGCGCAAACGGAACAGTTGGGAATAGTGTTTCTAATGGTGGTTTATATGGCGGCGGCGGCGGCGCTGATGACGATGATTACGTTGGTTCTGGTGGAAGCGGCGCAAATGGCGCAGTAAGAATTATTTGGGGTACAAACAGATCATTTCCATCGACTAATACCACTAACGCAGCTAATGCCACAACAGAAACGGTATATTAAAAATTAAATTTCATAACAGTCTAGTAAGGAGAAACAACAATGGCTAAAGACGAAAACAAAACCATTACTGTAAATGACGTTGAATACAACTTAGCTGATTTTACTGATGAGCAAACAATGGAACTGAATCATATTCAGGACCTAAATCGAAAGATTGCTAACGCTCAATTCAACCTTGACCAGTTAGCCGTAGGTCGTGACGCATTTGTAACTCGCTTGGCAAACTCTTTGGAAAGCAAAGATAAGTCAGAAGCCGCGTAATACTAGGGCGAGCAATCCCCCTTTTAGGAAATAATGATGACCGCAAAAGATATTCACGACTTAGATAAGGATTTAGCTGTGCTACAGAAAGAAGTTGATACTCAGTTTAAAGAAATCTTTACCCGAATTAAGCGTCTTGAGGCCATCATGATCGGCACATCCGGCACGATCATTCTGTTATTGCTCAAGATGTTATTTGAAAGATAGGCATGATCGATGGACCCAGTAACCTTAGTAGCTACGGCTTCAGCAGCATTCAAGGGCCTGAAGTCCTTAGTCGAGGCCGGAAGGGAGCTGGAAGATTGCATGAGCCAACTGAGTCAGTGGGCGGGTGCAGTAGCGGACATCGACAAGGCGTTGGAAAGAGAGAAAAAGCCAAGCCTGTTCAAATCGTTGATCCCCAAAGGTGGCAAGAGTATCCAAGCACAGGCTATGGATATGTACGGTGCAAAGCTACAAGCACAGAAGCAGCGGGACGAGCTGCGTATTATGATTCAGTACAGTCAGGGGAAACAAGGGTGGGAGCAATTCTTACGATTAGAGTCTGACATACGCAAAGAAAGACAGCGCACAGTCTATGCTGAACAAGAGCGCATACAGAAATTAAAAGACATTGGTGCAGCTATACTGATAACAGTGCTAGCTGTTGGTACGCTAGGACTAATGCTAGTGCTGATATTGATGATACAAGGGGTAGACAATGGCTAAGAAGCCAGGGCTATATGCAAACATTCACGCAAAGCGTAAGCGCATTGCAGAAGGATCAGGCGAGAAGATGAGAAAGCCTGGGGCTGAAGGCGCACCAACGGCTGACGCATTCAAGAAAGCTGCGATGACCAGGATGAAGAAAAAGAAATGACGCACTTCGAGGCAGCCGACAAAGATCAGAATGGTCACGTTGATAAAGCCGAATGGGATGCAATGCGTTTGGAGTTTGAACGTGAAAGGCTCATTGACGAAAACCTCAAAAGAGATTCGCAAAGACGTATGGCGTGGTTTAGCCTCATTGGTATGCTTGTGTATCCTAGTGGGGTTGTGGTGTCTAGCTATCTTGGTCTTGATAAAGCTGCTGATCTTCTCGCATCGATGAGCAATATTTATTATGTCAGTATTGCGGCTTTAGTGGGCGCATATTTTTCCGTAACCAACCTCAAGCTAGGGGGTGACAAGAAATGATTGGTGCAATTATTGGTGCAGTCGGTGACATTGCAGGGTCTTGGGTCAAAGGCAAGGCAGATGAAGCCAAGGCTAAACAGCAAGCTAAGCTCAGGGTCATTGAGAACGAGGGCAACTGGGAACAGATCATGGCTAAGGGTGCAGCCAATTCGTGGAAAGACGAATGGTTCACTATCATTCTTAGCATTCCGTTAATCGGTGCTTTTATTCCTGAAGCTGTGCCGTACATCATGGCAGGGTTCAAGGCTTTGCAAGCAACACCGGAGTGGTATCAGTGGGCTGTGCTTGCGGCTATTAGTGCAAGCTTTGGTCTGCGTGGCATTAACAAATTTAAGGGGCTGAAATGACACTAGACGATTTAAAGGTTCAGCTTGTTAAACATGAAGGGCTAGAGTTGATGCCCTACAAATGTACTGCTGGCAAGCTCACTATTGGGGTTGGTCGTAACATCGAGGATCGTGGTATCAGCTACGCAGAGGCCATGATGCTGCTTGAGAATGACCTGATGCTGTACTCGTCTGAGCTAGGCAAAGCCTTCCCGATTGTCAGAGAGCTTGATACTGTACGCAAGATGACTTTGATTAACATGGCATTCAACTTGGGGCTGACTAAGCTACGTCAGTTCAAGATGATGTGGGCTGCAATCGAGGACAATGATTTTGAAGTGGCTGCTCAAGAAATGCTTAATAGTAAGTGGGCTAGTGATGTGGGCAAGAGAGCACTTGAACTCAGTGAACAGATGAGAACGGGTTTATACAATGCCAGCTAAATATTGGTCTTGCAAAAACTGGTAGCTTAGTGCTATAAATTATTCATCGCTCCCGCAAAGGTCGATGTTTCTGATTCTTTTTCATCAGATTTTCCTTTAGTTGATTTAGCCCCGCACCTCATACGGGGCATTTTTTTGCCTGAACCCATGCTAAGTCACTTAAAATTGAACACTTAAGGGGGTTGTTAAATACACTTAACATGCTATAGTTAGTTTACTCCTTGAGCTTGAAGTTGTACTTGGCACATTTACTCCTTTGCTCTCAAGGATAAGCCCCCTATCCCTTCACTTTCCTGTGGTTTGGATGTATTTGCAAGGGGGCTTTTTTATTGCTCCAATTTTTTTTGCTCTTTCTCAGGTACATGGTTTCTGCCACAAGCCGTACAGTGGTAGTAGTTAACGGTTTCCCCTACTGCTTGGTGTTCTTGTTTCTCTTGGCGCTTAACCATTTCTGAGCCTGATCCACATCTGCAATACATTTAGTACTCCATGTAAGCCTTTATGATTTCCGCTGCGACTTGCGGGACAATGGCGTTACCTGCTCCCCGCAGTAAGCCCACCCGGTTGGGAATCCCATTAGCCACAGGGAAAAGCGAGGGTTCAGCTGGAACTTGTCTGGATTTTTCGTCACGGCAGTAGACGAGTTCAACTTCACTCCATGGACTGCCGCATCCCTGAGTTGATTGACCATTGGATTGCGCCCTGTCTTCTTGAACACATCCTCCGATGGACTGTTGTACTGATCCGATGTTATCGGACTGGGCCAAGGTGCTATCAGAAATGCTTGGGTCGATGTCATTGAAGTCCTGACTCTCCCCGTTGGACTGCCGAAGATGTAGTTCTCCAGGTTCCCCGTGTCCTTGTGATCCCTGACTGTTGGTGTTGCCCATGGCTGAACCATCCTTGCTGCTCCCCCAAGTGTTGTCCCCCTGGTTGGAGCATCCGCTGCCTTTCCCTCTCCCCTGACTTGTGGATTGTCCTGAGTTGATGGAGTGGGCCAGAAGGTCACTGTTGAGGCTATCGCCCCTAAACCGTTCTGATGGTTCTTTCTGTAGCGGTTGCATGCTTTGCTGCCGTCTGTGTGTAACGGAGTCGGCCACAAAGAACAGCCGTTCTCTTTTGTGCGGGGCACCGACGCTACAAGCTGGCAATACTGCCATTGCCGTGGCGTAACCCTCTGCTTCCATGTCAGTTTGTAGATCGTCGAACCACTCTGTTCTAATTGCTGAGGCAACTTGCTCGCCAAATACTGTTGGAGGCTTGCACTCTCGGATGAGATTGAAGAAGTGGGGCCAAAGGTGTCGCTCATCATCTTGAGCTTTTCCTGCTCCGGCAACTGAGAAGGGCTGACAGGGTGGGCTTCCTGTCCAAACAGGTCGAGTTGCATCCCATCCTGCCAAGTCGAGGGCGTAGCTCCATCCTGCAATTCCTGCGAAGAAGTGACACTGAGTGAACCCTTTAAGGTCTGAGCCTTCGACTTCAATGATTGATCGTTCATCGACTTCCCCTTCGGGTATCAATTTATCGTTGATCAGCTCTCGCAACCAAGCGGCTGCGAAAGGATCAAACTCGTTATAATAATTCATTAAAAGGGAATGTCAGCTTCCGGCTCTTTCTTAGCCGGAGCTGCTTTAGGCGCTGCATTCTTAGCGGTCAGTCTGATCTTGAGCACTGGTGCATTAGGTGAAGCGTCTTCTGCTGCTCGCCATGCAGATACCCAATAATCAATACCGTCAACTATGCCGTTACCTTTGTAGTGCGGGTGTTTTTCTGTTTCACGGTCATCGTTCTTCCAGATTGCAATCTCGTTGTTATTATCGTATTTAGCCATTAAAGGACTCCTGCGACTGATGCCGCTGCTATTGTGAAAATTATACCGAGAACAAAACCACCAACAACGCCAAGGCGTATGTCAGAAGCTTTGTAATGGTTAGGTACAGTGGATTGCTGTTTAAGTTTGTTTTCTTCCCACGTTTTCTTATGTCGATAAACGCAGCTAGCTGTCATGCCATACTTCATAGCAATACCATAAGCTGTCATATCAGGGTGCTTATCAAGCAGACCCCATACAATTGTTTCCATTGATTTTTTAGGCATTAGATTCTCCATTAACAAGGAATGTAAATTGTTTTAGTTTGTTAGCGCCATCATGTTCACTATTGATGTATTCAGACTTAACGTAGTCCTTCACTTGAGGGTCTTCGCATAGCTCTTCATACACTTCTTTAGCACCAGCTCCATCGTTGTTTTCAAGGTGCAGATTGATTGTCTTAATGAAACGATTACGCAATGCCGCTGTAATAGGTGGTTTACCCTGAGCAGGGATATCCTCACCGCGATAGATATACAGTCCTAACCCAGTAGCTACGGCAACAGCTTTTACTAAGCAGCGTTGTCGAGCGTCACTGATCTGCCGTGAAGTTGGGTTAGGGACTGAGTTGTTTCGATGATCCATGACGGGTAGGTACATGATGCGACTGAACGCATGCTCACCTTCTTTAATGGTGACAGTGCATGACACCTCAACAGTGTCGTCAGGGTAGTACTTAGGCTCACCAAAAACGTAGTTAGACTCAGGGTAGTAGTCAGCCAGGGTAGCCCAGCAATCACTCCATGAGAGGTAAGTCAGGTTCATTTTTTTGGAGGTTTTGTCATTCACGTTTAGGACTGACATCTCCTGCCATACTCGGCGCTCAAAGCTCATATTTTTTCCTTTAGGTTGTTGATCATGCAGTTCAGCTTCCACTCCATCATGGAGTCGTCTGCAAAATATTTAGTGTCTATCAATACCTTTAGGGCATTGATGGCTAGCCACACGTCATGCTCTGGCGGCATTTCAAATGGTTCTGAGATGTAATCGTTCTCAGTGTAAAGCTCGTCTATCTTCGTCATATCTATTAATCCACCGTTGCTCTACGTCCTCACGGACATGTTCAGTTAACTTGTCTTCAACCTCGTCACGCACACGCATGCCGAACTCAGCAGGATCAACCATCAAGATGGCTAGATTCATATCTGCTTGGGCATCAATGACGAACTCAGCGAACACATGTGGGCTGATCTGTATCAGGTCTTCAACAGCTTCAGCCAGGTCCAAAACGTATTCCCGTGACGCAAGGTATTGCTCGAAAGCTTTTTCACGTTCACGGTCTTCAGGGGGATCAATATCGCGATCAGGCGTTTGCCAATACATAAGCGGCCTCCACAAAAAGTTTGTATTCAAAGAACTCTGGAACTGTCATGGCGAACTCGCACATAGCTGACTTGTCGTTCTGTAAGTTCAGTTCAAGTGCTGCAATATTGTAAGTAGTGCAGCGGTCTAACGCCTTTTCGTAGTCAGGATGACCGTAGTTGAGGCGGGTAGATATCTGGTACATGTCGTGCCTCCGTAATTGGAGTTGTAAAGATAGCCTAACAAATGTTAAGTTGCAACCCTTATTGCAAATAATTAAAAGCTAACCTAATCTATTGCAAACAATTACTCACAACTAAAGACAGGAGCCATTATGGAACAACCCTCACTCTATCTAAAGATTCAGCAGCAGCTCTCAGATCGAAACCTGTCGATTGTTGCAGAGCGCACTGGCATTGATCAGCACAAGCTATGGCGTATAGCGCGTGGTGTATCGAAGCGCCCGAAACTAGAGGACATTGAAAAGATAATGCGTTACCTGGAGGGTTAAGTGTGACTCCAGAACAATTTGTATCTAGCCTTCGTAATGTAAAGAAGAGAGGCACAAACCAATGGCTATGTAGTTGTCCTGCTCATGCAGATGACGATCCATCACTAGCCGTTACCACATCAACTAACGGGAAGATTCTGCTCAAATGCTTTGCTGGCTGTTCAGCCTTGGATGTTGTGGGTGCAATGGGTCTGCGCTTAGAAGATTTGTTTCCTAATGCCTATGAAGAGAACCCAATGGGTTTTGCTAAGCGTGAGATGGCAGCCCGTGAGAAGAAAAAAGACAAGCTTGAGTATGCTCGAACCTTCTTGGCGATCCTGACAGCTAAGCTCCGTGATGGAGAAGTGGTCGATGAAGCTGAGTTAGTGAAAGCTTACAAACTTAAAGCATTACTTGAAGAACAGGGGGCGTTGTAATGCACCACTACCCATTCCATATCGGTGATTACAGATCATCAACGGCTCACCTCTCTGATGCAGAGGATTTAACCTACCGCAGACTGATTGATTTCTACATGGATACTGAAGAAGAAATCCCACTGGAAACCCAATGGGTTGCCAGACGGTTGCGAGTGGATACCGAAGTGCTAAAAAACGTACTGATGGACTTCTTTATTTGCACCTCAACAGGGTGGAAACACGAGCGTTGTGACCAAGAAATCGAGAAGTACCGTAAACGGGTCAAAGCTAATCAGGCCAATGGTTTGAAGGGAGGTAGACCTAAGTCAGAAAACCCATTGGGAACCCAATCGAAACCCAAACGAACCTTAACCAAGAACCAAGAACCAAGAACCACTAGTAAGGGGGGTCGCTTCACTCCCCCTACCGTTAGTGAGGTGAGGGCATACTGTGATGAGCGCAAGAACTCCATCGATCCTCAGGTCTTTGTGGACTTCTATGAGGCTAACGGGTGGATGCGTGGCAAGAGCAAGATCAAGGATTGGAAAGCTTGTGTTCGTACTTGGGAATCACGTCAGCAGAAAGAGCAGCCAAAAGAGGAGCAGATACAGTGGGTTTAACGGGGCTACCAGACATTGATTTTGAAAAGTACTTAAAGAAGCGACAGAGAGATTTATTTCTTCAGAAGGTAGATAGACCTACCCAACACCTAGAAAAGGCCTTAGAGAGGCTCTCAGGGACTCACAAGCCCTATGGTGATACCCTTCCTTGGCATAAAACCCACGAACACTTCAGATTTAGGGATGGTGAGCTGACTTTGTGGGCTGGTGTGAACGGCATGGGTAAGTCTTTGGTAACGGGTATGGTGAGCATCTGGTTGGAGCAGCCTGTGGTCATTGCCTCGATGGAGATGCTACCCGAAGCCACGTTAGCTCGGATGATCCGACAAGCCGGTGGTGTGAGTAACCCAAGTGTTGAGTATGCCACTGCCATTGCGGAGCAGTTGGATGGTCGGGTATTTATTTACAACCAGGTTGGTGATGCTGAGCAAGATAATCTGTTTGGCATGATTCATTACGCTGCTTGTGAGCTAGGTGTTAAGCACTTCTTCGTGGATTCATTGGTCAAGATCAAGGGTGTTGGCCCTGATGACTACACAGCTCAGCAGGAATTTGTTAATAAACTCAGTCAGATAGCTAAAGATGAGCATGTACATATCCACCTGATACTGCACATGCGGAAGCAGCCAGACGAGAAGGCTGTACCGGATAAGTTTTCCGTTAAAGGTTCGGGAGCGATCGTGGATTTAGCGGATAACCTGCTTGTGGTTCATCGCAAGACCTTGGGGGAAATAGATGAAAGCGAACCGACCGGATTTATTCGAGTGGCTAAGCATCGGCATGGCGAGTTTGAAGGGACGTGGGGTTTCTGGTTCCATGAAGAGAGCCAGCAATGGGTTCCATCACCCTCAATGGGAGCTATGCCTTGGCCTGAACCTGGTAGACAGTGGAGCAAGAATGAAGAACGAGAAGACGATTCAATCTTTGACCGACTCGGCGCAGTACATGCTGGAGTGTGAGGCGAGGTTTTGGATTCAGTTAGTCAGAGAAAAGGGGTACGCATGGTGGAATACACGAAAGGATGCCATCAAGAAAAAACGTGGCGAAGAAGGTTTGCAACGATTGTTAGACGAAATGAACCGTCAGAGGGTATCGAAATGATCAAATTACGCGGCAGGGAAGTGATTGAAATTGAAATTGATGGGGTAGACCACAATGATGCGCCAGACTACGCGGATGCGTTCATTTCTGGGGCTATTTGGGCTGATTCTGGGCACCCGTTAGATGAGAACGACATCTACAAACTGCAAGATGAGCATCCTGAGCTAGTTTATGAGCTGATTTGGGAGCAATGATGCTGACAAGACAGAAAGTATTGGAGCTGTTTCCTTCACAGGCTGAGTTAGCCAGGGCATGCGGGGTCAGTCGAGCTACCATTAACGGGTGGAAGTCGAGCGATAAGCTTGTGCCAGCGGAATATGTTGCTTCGATTTGCAAGGCTGCAATGCAGAGCGGGTTAGTTTTAACCCCTCAGATGATGCGACCTGACCTTTGGCCTAATCCAATGGGGGCTGGTGATGCCGATCAATAGTCGAAACAAGGGAGCAGCAGGGGAGAGGGAAGTCGCCAAGATTATATTTGATTTGCTTGGAATCAAATGCGAAAGGAATTTAGACCAATGGCGCTGTGGCGGGTTCGACCTCAGCGGGTTAGATGGTTGGGCCTTGGAAGTAAAACGAGCGAAAAAACCGCTGTTGAATGCTTGGTGGCGGCAAACGCTCGATCAAGCGAAAGAAAATAATTTAAAGCCGGTCTTGTGGTATCGGCTAGATAATCAAAAATGGAAAGTAGTTGTACCGCTAAACTTAATTTCTCGCGGCTTGCTGGTGAGCCAAGAATTGGATTATTGCGCTGAGCTTTCGCCCGAAGGTTTCGCAACCTTATATAGAGAAAGATATTTAAATTAAAAAACTATTGTAAAACTTTAAATCATTTCTTAATATACAAAGTGTCAATACGACACAACTATAGGAAATTAAGAAAATGAAATACGAAACAACAATATCAAAATCAGGTGAACACGTTTTAGCTTGGTACTGTGAAGGAGTGCAAGTTTCAGTTTTTGATAGTGATACCGAGCTACAAATGTTCAAAGACTATTTGTTTGATGAACTGTACAAGGACAAAAAAGAGCTAACCCATGACGAACTATATAATCGTTGGGGGCTTGCGCTATGAACTATTCAGAAGAGCAAATTAAAAAAGCTTTACGTCAATTTGTTGATGATCCGGAAACCGCAAAGCGTTTTGCTGCTGCAATGCGTGAAGGCTTAGAACTTGATAATGAAGAGCTTGATCCCGACAGAGCAGAGCTTGAACTTATTAATGAGCAATTAATTGCCTTGATGGGAAAGCATGGCTTTACTGATATTTCTACGGGCGGCGGTTGTGAAGCGTGGTCTAAAGATTTATTACCTGACGGCTCTATGTATTTATTAATTACCGTTGGCGCTGACCATTTAGTTTATTGGGAGCTTGCAGAACCTCATCAAAATGAAATCCATATTTGCGCTTACATGAAAGATGGGCAGTGGCTAGAAGAAACTCAGCAGTGTTTAACATGGGAAGAGTTCAAAGCCGTTATGAAGGAGTCTATCTAATGAACTATCAGCAATTCAGTGAAGCAATGAATGAAGAACTTCAAGCGTGGCTAAAGGTTCAGAACTTGCCAAACAATCTAAGCATTGATGAGTTATGGGAGCCTGAAGGGATCACGTTTTATAACGTGGACGCAGAAGGCAATCAGGTCAAACGCAAATTGAACTTCTACGAGATTGAATATCTCAAGGCGTGGAATATGCGCTTCGTGGTTCAAGGTGAGTTTTTAGAAGATTTGGAGGACTAATCATGCAAACAATTAGTGTTAAATACTTAAACGCCACCACCACAAAAGGCGCAAGAGTTAAGGCAACAACAACCGGAGGTCATTCTTTAACTGAAGCTAGGGATTACTCTTTAGAGTTTAGTCAACAAGCTGCAAGGGTAGCACTAGAGCTAAAGCATAAGATGGAATGGTTTTCGCCTATGGTTGGCGGTCACACTAAAGATGGAATGGTTTTTGTCTTCACTAAATCGGAGTACGAGATAGCATGACACCTGAACAAAAACAAACCCTGAATGATTTGCTCACTCAGGATGCAATAGAAACTATTTGGCTGAAGCTTGAAGAATACAGAAGCTTAGAGCTTGCGCGAAAAGTTGAAGATGAAGAAGAATGGCAAGTAATCTGCGAAGCTATGGCAAGGATAGAGGAGGCGATCTAATGATTAAAGAAGCATTAACGGGCATTGCCTTTCTCGGCTGTTGGATAGCTTTATTGGGATTGGAGGCTTTACTGCAATGAATTATCTAGCTCTTTTGGGGCTAGTGTTCTATTTTAGTATTCCGATTTGGTTCTATTTAGCTTTTTGATTTAATCTTAAGCCCTCAATTACGAGGGCTTTTTTATGCTTGAACCATTTACGTCGGATCAATTTAAACCCATTACAGAGGACCAACGGACATTCATTGTCGTACCTTACAGAGCACTAAAGGATAAAGGCTTTACTATCCAACGAATGAGGGCTTTATTAGCTTGCTGCTCATACGCCAATCATAAAGGGACGCTTTGGCCTTCCATCGAGCGACTCGCAGAAGACATGGGAATCAACAAGGCAACCATGCAAGCTCATGTGCGCTGGTTAACCGAAAAGGGATATTTAAAGACGGTCAACAATAGTTATACCGTCGGAAAATCCGCTAAACCTAGAGCAATAGTTTATGACTTAAATAACCCGCCGGATGATAGCCAAGAGCAATTAATTAACCAAGACTATCAAACCCTGGTTAACGATAGAAAAAGCATTGAGAAAGAAAAACTTGAGCTGACCGGGGCAAATCAATCAAGTGGAAGTGATCGAGCTAAACCAACTAGTCTTTATCAAGTGTGGCGGAAACTCATGCTCTCTAAGTTTGGCGTTGATCTTCCTTACCAAAAAGAAACATGGGCCAAGATATCCGCCGCCTATACTCTTAATGAATTTCAAAAGGCGGCTACCCTTCTTATTGAAAGTAAAAACGCGCCACCCGCAAGCCCTAATATCATGCTGCGACGCTAATCGACCCTTTGGGGGTGGGGGTCTCGCCCTTATGCGTATCCCCCTCACTCAAAATTTTTCAGAAAAACCTTGATCGGGTAATTTACTTCGCGACTGATATATTTTTGGCAATAGGCTAACTCCCCAGAATTGAGGATATTGAATGGTTCTGGCCTTTTTAACGGTTAGGGCATTGCTGCGACTATTGATTCAGCCTACGTCAGGATCGGACTCTGTTCGGCTGGTCAACCCGTTAGAGGCTTCTGCAAGAATTATCGTCGTCAAACGTTTATCCCAGACTGGTAGGGCGACTGGAGTATCTTGGCTTATATTCAGCCTTCGGTCGCCTTGCAGAATTGACCTTTGATGTTGAGTTTACTATTGCTAGACTTACCGTCAAGTGTTATATGGTGTTAGATATGGCTAACAAGAAAGTGATACCAAGTTTAGATGGTTATGGTGGTTCCGCACCCAAGGTAAAGCAGCTCAGCAAGAGCAGTACGATTAAGCAGAATCGAGAGGCGATTGCGACTGAGATGTTGTGTATGGCGACCACCTCGGTGCGCGACATCATGGATTGGGACGAATACGGCAATGTTCGCCTGAAAGCGGCTAAAGATATACCCGAATATGCCCATCGAGCGATTAAGAAGGTGACATCCACCATCAGCAAGGATGGCGCATCCACCGTAACGGTTGAATTACACGACAAAGTGCAGACTTTACGGACTCTAGCGAAGGCGGCCGGTCTGATGGAGCCAGAGCAGAACATGGATAAGCCGTCGGTTATCGGTTTTAACGTCAAAGCCCCAGTACAAATAGATCAAGAGGCCGAGGTCGTCGATGAGTGATGGGTTTCCAGGGGTCAATGTTGACCTGACGACTAGCCCTGTCGCCTATGATTTTCTACAGGACGACTCATTTGTAACGGGAATCATGGGGCCAGTAGGTTCGGGCAAGTCTTATGTGTCGTGTTTGCGGGTGATGCGAGTTGCTTTGCAGCAAAAGCCCTCACCGCGTGACGGTATCCGTTATTCACGGTTCGTTATCGTGCGGAACAGCTATCCAGAATTAAAGACCACCACGATTAAGACGTGGACGGACATCTTTCCGGAGTCGACGTTTGGCCCGCTGCGCTGGACTCCCCCGATTACCCACCATATCAAGCTGCCGCCAAGGGGCGATGCGGCGGGCGTGGACTGTGAAGTGATCTTTATGGCATTAGACCAGCCAAAAGATGTCAGAAAACTGTTATCACTTGAATTAACGGGAGCGTGGGTCAACGAAGCTCGCGAATTACCCAAAGCGGTCATCGATGGTTTGACTCACCGTGTAGGCCGTTACCCTGCAAAGCGCGATGGTGGCGCTAGTTGGCATGGTATTTGGATGGATACCAACCCGATGGACGACGATCATTGGTGGTTTCGTCTAGCCGAAAAGGAACCTGTCACGGGCAAGTATGCGTGGAAATTTTATTCACAGCCTGGCGGGATTAAAGAGGTTTCACATGAAACATTGCCTGAAGACCCCGAAGCGAATGATCACGTTTTCGCGGCAGGTAAGTGGTGGAAGCTCAACCCTAAAGGGGAAAATCACAAGAATCTGCCACCAGGCTACTACCTGCAACAGCTAGCGGGTAAGAATTTGGATTGGATTCGATGCTACGCCGAAGGGCGGTACACCTACGTTCAGGAGGGCAAACCTGTCTGGCCTGAATATGATGACATGCTGATGTCGTCTGATGAGATAGAACCCGATCCGAACCTACCAATTCAGGTCGGACTCGACTTCGGTTTGACACCAGCCGCCGTGTTTGGGCAGCGGCACCCGTCAGGGCAATGGCGGGTTTTCCACGAAATTGTCACATTTGATATGGGTCTTGAGCGATTCGGCAATGAATTGCTTGCCGAGCTACAAACCAAGTTTCCGAACTACGAAGTGTTGGTTTGGGGCGACCCCGCCGGTCAGCAGCGTGATGCCATTTATGAAACGACAGCATTCGAGTATCTGCGGACACTCGGTCTTAGGGCGCAACCCACCGCCACTAACGACTTTAAGGCTCGTCGCGAGGCATCCGCTGCACCTATGAATCGCATGGTGATGGGTAAGCCAGGCTTACTTATCCACAAGTCATGCAAATTAGTCCGTAAATCCCTTAGCGGTGGCTACCATTTCAAGCGAATCGCAGTGGGCGCAGGTCAAGAACGCTTCAAAGATTCACCAAATAAGAACGAACACTCACACGTCGGTGACGCATTCGGGTATTTACTCGTTGGCGGTGGCGAATACCGCAATATGACCCGTAAAGGCTCGATGGCACAGAACAGAACGTTTGTCGCACAGACGCTAACCTCTGCTGATTTTGACGTATTTGCGTGAAGATTCTTGATCTGAACCTTGTTTGTCAGCTACCGCTAGGGGTTGTCATCGTTCCTTTCATGCCTGAACACCTTAACGGATTTAAATCAAGCCAGCCCGACACGGAAGGGCATGAAAATATCCGAAATCACATGATTGCTCAGGCTGAAGGCAATACGGCTGTATCGGTATTGCAGTTTGGTAAAACTATTGGTGTCTTTGGATCGTCAAAAATATGGAACGGTCTTGAAGAGGCGTGGTTCTTAGTTGATGAGGCAACGCGCCGTTACGGGATTGCGATGACTAAAGTTGCTAAAAAATTCATATCGCTTAAATTTCAAGAAGATAGCTTGAATCGTTTACAAATTACAGTAAGATTGAATGACATCAGAGCTTACAAGTGGGCAAAGTGTTTAGGGTTTCAAACAGATGGTGTAATGAAACAATTTGGCCCCGATGGTTCTGATTATTACATGATGGCAATTACGAAGGATTAAGTTATGAGTTCTGTAGTTAAACTCGCCACTGGTGGCAAAAAGGAATCTATCGCGGATATAACTCCTGAACCACAAAAGCAAACAGTAAGCAAAGCAGAAACAGAAATGGCTATGAAAAAGCAATCATCTTTACGCGCTCGTCAAGGTCGTGGCGGTTTATTTGCTCGTAGCTTAGGCGATACACAAGATACATTAGGTGGTTAATTATGAGCAGCTTATTCAGTAAACCTGATACTTCGGCTCAAGAAAAGCAGTTAAAGATTCAACAAGAGCAGATTGAAGCACAAGAAAAACGTCAAGAAGCTGAAAAAGCTGAGCTTGGCGCTTCGCTTCAAGCAAAAGCTAGAGCTAGACAACGAGGCGGTCGCCGTATGCTGTTAGCTGATCGTGAAGATGCTGAGCTTGGTTT